ATTTTGATTTAGTGGAAAAATCAAATCAACAAAAATCAATAAAAGATTTAAGCAATAAAATTAAAAACAAGTTTATAGTGGAAGTAAATTGTATCAATGAAAAGGAACAGGAAAAACTTTATAATGAACTTTTAAAACAAGGATACGAATGCCGACTTTTGACATTATAAAGAGATCAAATCCTAAAAAATCTTTTAGAGTGGCTTCTGTAATGGGAAGATTTGATTTACAGGACAATCAAATAGAAGAACGTTTTACTGGCGTTATTGAATTACCCAATGAATGGAATATAGGTTTGATTGTCGGCAAATCTGGAACGGGCAAAACGACCATTGCCAAACAACTTTATCCGAATGCTTACATTACAAATTTCACGTACTCCCGAGAAACAATATTGGATGATATGCCCGAAAACAAATCGGTAGATGAAATAATAAGAACATTCAATGCCGTTGGCTTCAATAGTCCACCAAGTTGGTTGAAGCCTTATAATGTATTAAGTAATGGTGAAAAAATGAGAGTGGATTTAGCTCGTGCAATTTTGAGTGAAAATGATTTGATTGTTTTTGATGAGTTTACAAGTGTTGTGGATAGACAGATAGCACGTGTTGGGTCTTTTGCTCTACAAAAAGCAATTCGTAAAACAAAAAAGAAATTTATTGCAATAACCTGTCATTTTGACGTTGAAGATTGGCTTTTGCCTGATTGGGTTTTTGAAACAGATATGATGACCTTTCGTCAATGCGAATGGAAAAAAAAAAATAGACCAGAACTTAATTTCAAAATTTACGAAATTTACAAGAAACAAGACAAAAGTTATTACTGGAAAATGTTTGCTAAATATCATTATCTGAGTCATACGCACAATAATAGTGCCCGTGTTTTCATTGCCACATTAAACGATGATATATGCGGTTTTTGTAGTGTGTTACATTTTCCTCATCCATATGTACATAATATTAAAAAAGTTCATCGTCTTGTCATTTTCCCAGATTATCAAGGATTAGGTATTGGCATGCGTTTTTTAAATGAAATTGGCAAAATTATTTTGGCTGATAAAAATAGATTTACAATTACAACAAGTTCACCCGCTTTAATTTATGGATTGAAAAAAGAAAAAAATTGGAGATGTTTAAATTATGGTAGAAATAAAGCTCATGGTGGGCTTAATGGTGCTGATCATTGGAGTAGTAGTAACAGATTTACAACAAGTTGGGAATTAATTTTATAAACAGAATAAAAGAGAAAATGAAATATAGCAAGGAAATAATTGACAAAATATGTAAATATCTGGAAGATGGTGCGAAACGAACGATTGTTTGTCGTGCTGTTGGAATATCATATGATACGTTTTGTGAATGGATGAAGAAACCCGAGTTTTCCGAACGCATAAAAAAAAGCGAAGAAATTGGATTACAGACAATCGAGGGGCGTTGTCTAAATGATATACTGAAGGCACAACAATGGCAAGCGCGGGCGTGGATATTGGAAAGACTTATGCCGGAAAAATATGCATTACGGCAGAGACACGACATTGTTGCATCCGGAAATGGAATAACAATAATTGTGGGCGATGAAAAAACAAAAAAAAATGTAGAAAAATTATTGGGGAAAAATGTTGAATTGAAAAATAAAAATGAAAACGAATAGAGTTTTCGCAAAAAATATAGAAGCATTTCTTGAGGGTAAGCGCTATATAATAAACAAGGGCGGTACACGTTCGGGAAAGACCTATGCTATATTACAATTATTATATTTGATTGCAACAAAGGATGAGGGTGTTATAACTGTTGTTTCAGAATCGTATCCACATCTTAAAAGAGGTGCATTAAGAGATTTTAAGGACATTTTAATTTCTGATGGGGTTTTTGATTATGAAAAATTCACTGCCTCTCCCCCACATACTTATAAAGTAACAGAAAAGTGTTTAATTGAATTTGTATCGCTTGACAATCCAGGAAAGGCTCATGGTGCATCACGAAAACACTTATTTATTAATGAGGCACAAAACATGGATTGGGAAACGGCAAGACAATTAATTCAGCGAACAAGTGGAACAATTTTTATTGATTACAATCCAACGCATTCGTTTTGGGCTGACGAAATATTATCAATAAGAGATAATGCTATTGTTATACACTCAACATACAAAGATAATGATTTTCTTTCACAAAATATTATCGCCGAAATAGAATCATACAAAGATGATGAGCAGTGGTGGCGTGTATATGGATTAGGATTAACTGGTACACGTGAAGGTTTGGTTTATAAGGATGTGGCGATTTGTAGCGAATCTCCGGCTGATAAAGATTATTGTTATGGTTTGGACTTTGGATTTTCTAATGACCCGACCGTGCTTTTAAAAATTGTAAAAAGTGGTGGTGAATTGTATGTGGACGAAATAATATATCAACGAGGACTGACAAATGATGATATTGCCGACAAGATGAGATCTGCAGGAGTAAAAGGTATTATATATGCAGATGCCGCAGAACCCAAGAGCATCGAAGAATTGAGGCGTAGGGGCTTTGATGTTCGCCCAGGCGTTAAGGGCGAAATAAACGCAGGGATTGATTTTGTAAGAAGGCATAGGATAAATATAACAAGTAGATCGTTAGAGACAATAAAAGATTTTAGAAATTACATTTATGACACATCATCTTTAGGCGGATTACTGAATAAGCCAAAGAAGGCATTTGACCACGCACCCGATGCATTGAGATATGCGGTAATGAGTCATTGGTTTGAAGTGAGAAAAGCACCGAGGGCAATAGTGAACAAATTATGGTAGGAATAAGAAAAATAAAAAAATTGCGTGTTGGTGATTATACTTATCATCTTGCTGATGTTCTTAATGAAATTAAATCACCACTTTTTTTTAAAATTGCAGGAAAAAAAATAAAAGTTAAATCAATTTTTGAAAATTGGTTCACCGTTGATCACTATTTATTTTTAAAAGATGATTATGCTGGAATTGATACAATTACAATCCCACTTGTGTGCCTTGCTTCGGATGAACTGAATATAAACCTAAATGATGAGGCAAGTGTCGAATGTTGGAAAAAAAAAGCACTTGAAATAAAATTAATTGATGGTTATCCGATTGCAAGGTACACGTGGGCTTGTTTTGATGAATTGATTAACAGAGAAAATGTTTTACATCATGAACCAACACCAGATGAAATTGAGGCGGGTATAGAATTGTTTAAAAAATATAGTGATTGGGGGACTTTATTTTCAATAGCAAGGGAGTTGCATATAACAATTGAGCAAGTAAGAAAATTGCCATATAACGAGGCGTTTTTAATTTTGAATTATTTAAAAGATGAATCTGATTTTAGGGAAAAATATTATAAAATCGTATTAAATAAAATGAAAAATGAAAAATAAAGTAAGAGCATTATCGGAAGAATTTGGACTTGGATTTATCTATGTCCGACGGCATGAAGGAAATATATTGCTTGATGATAATACTAAATTTCCAATCATCGTTATGTATGAAGTTGCCGAAGGTGAAATGAAAATTGTAGGTAATTATGTCGCCACTGTTAATCGTTATGTTATAGATGTACTACAAAAAACGGATCTACAAGATAGTACCGAGGTTAATGATACATATATTAGTTTAACGAGATTATGGGCAGCGAAAATATACAAAAGATTATTTGAAGATGGCGATTTAAATTTTTCTGGTACGGTGCGTTGGTTAAAAGTTGGGGAAGAAGAATATGATGTAAATGTTATAGGAGTAAGATTGACAATGGAAATAGAAGAGGTAATTGGCTCGAGATGTTTTTATGATAATTGATTATTATAATTAATTATGAGGCTCGATGAGGCAATAAATATTATTACTAATGGCGTTGAACGGATTGCGAAAAGAATAAAACAGAAGAAGCCCGCAACGGGAAGATATATGAGCGTTGAAAAAAAGGCAACTGGAGCGAGTATTATTGTCCCATTTTGGTTTTCGGTGTTTGAACATGGGCGGGGACGAAGAAAAAGCAGTGAGCCATCGAAACCGCAACCACCGAAGCCATTTGATACTGCATTTGAATATAATTTATATCGCTGGATGCGTTCACGTGGAATGTTGACGGGCACGGCAAAACAACAGGAAAGAAAAGTAAAAGGAATGAGATATCTTATCAATAAGAATGGTACAGAGTTGTATAGAAAAACAAATAATGGAGCAAATCCGATTGATGTTTATAGAGAAATAATACAGGAAGAAACAGAAACAATAAAGAAAAGCGTAACAAATGTTGTTGTAAATTCTTATTCAGAAATTATAAAGAGTTTAAAATAAAAAATAAATGGCAACGATAGTAACATCACCCAAAAGAGGCGGTTGTAATTTAATATCTATTCGAAATCCTGTTATCTATGAGATACAGCCAGGCAGTGGTAGTAGTGGTATAGATATACAAGTAGTAATAGGCACGACGACAGTAACATCGCAAAGATTATATTCTAACAGTGGCAATATAAAGGTCGACATCGGACGTTTTATTGCTTCATGGTGTGAAAGAAAAAATAATTTTGATTTTACTGGCGGAAACTCCGATGATTCTAATAAATATGGACAGGCGACGTTTAAATATAAGGACATTTCGAGTGGCACTTATTCGATCGATACATTTTACTTTTGTTATGGTCAACACCCGATTGATTATCCTAATATAGCAAGCGGAAATGATTATATGATGGGCTTGACGAAGAATATAACTGATTCGATTAATATTGAAAGATATTTCTGGGAAGATAATATTTTTTTGCAGAGTGGCTTTAATGTTCTTTCGATAAATAATAATTATATTTCTTTTTCGTCCAGCACGACAGCGACATTGATTATTGATTCTTTCTCCATATCAAGTCATGCACAATATTTCAGGGTTAATATTAGTTCTTATGGTACTGGAAGCGTAAAGTTACAATTACTTGATGGTATTACTCTTGATGTTTTGGCTGAGACGAATTGGCTTTCTGCAGTCGGGACATATAATATAGATATATCGTCGATACCAACGAGCAAAAGATCGAATATTAAAATGTTATTAATAACAGATGATGGCGGTGCTGCGATTAGCCTTTATTGGTGGGTTGTGGATCAGGTTATGCCAACAATAAATTACAAAGAAAATAATGATGTTAAAATTTATTTCGCACAAAAATATGATGTGAATTATTCTGGATCATGTACAATTTATTACAAAATTCCTTCTTCGTTTAATTTAATAGATTTATTTATAATCATTCAGGAATTGGGGTCTTCAATAACAAACACATCGAAAGATTTATCTGGTTATTCTGGTTCTATTACTTTCACAAAAACTGCGAATAGACATTTGCGTGCGTTTTTAATTTATGTGGATTCAATCCAGAACATTTCAATAATCAACGATAATCCATTTTTAACTGATTTTGAAGAATTGAAATATTATAAAGGTCTTCCGATGGAACTTGCTGTGTGTGCACTGGGGAATAATTATTTAAATGTTGGAAGTTTGTATTTTGAAGGGACAACTACGACAAGTGCAGATATTGGAAGCGGGATAAAACATATAAACTTGAAAAATTACATTGATGAGAACAAAACGTTGTACGTAAAAAAATCAAATAGTGAAAAATTAAGTAAAGATCTATTTGTAAAATATATTGAAACATTCCGTGACACTGCGATTTATCTTTGTTGGATGAATACAAGAGGGCAATATGATTATTATTTATTTGATTGTTTAACTTATGAAACAACGACGGATGAAAAAATAGATATAAATCTCTGTACGTGGGGTATTGGAGAAAAGATATTTGAACAGATAGATAAAAAATATAAGAAGAAAATTGATTTAGGTACAGGTGTACTTACAAAAAATGAATTAAAGGCAATAGAAACGTTAATCGTATCAAAATATGTGTGGATGCTCACCAATCCAAACACGTGGGAATTTGAAGGAGCAAAATGGTTGCAAGTGAAAATAGAAAATCCGCAAGTGAAACATCTTCGGACGAGTAATGTTGGTGTTGTTGAATTTTCAATTTTAATTGATAATTATTTTTATCGGGAATGGTAAAACTTTATTTAAATAATACACTTGTAGATATTTCTGAAAACTCAATTGCAATAACGAAACAATTTAAAACAATTGAGGATTTATCGAGAATTCAGAGTTCGTTTTCCAATGTTTTTGATTTGCCACATACGGAAAGAAATGAGGCATTCTTCCGGGATAGCTGTTTAATTACTTCCACGAGCAACATTTTGCAATTATTCACTGCGGATTTGTATTTTGATGAATTTTGCATTGTAAAAAATGGGCAGGCTTATGTAGAAAGTCATAATTTGAAAGGTTATAAATGTAGAGTGTATGATAATTTTGTAACATTTTTTGAAAAAATAAAAGATAAAAAAATAACCGATATTAATCTTGGAACATTTGATTTTACGTGGAATTGGGAGACAGTGATTGATAGACTTAACGATCCACTAGATAGCTATTACCAAACCCCATACACGACGTTTCGCTTGATGATTGGGAACGATAATCCTTCTTATGGGGTAACGGATACAAATAGTGTTTATGTTGATCAACTAATCCCAATGATAAATTTTAAAGGCCTATTATATTATATGGCAAATAATTTCGGCGGGTATACATTAGATGATGACGGAATGACAGACACAATGAAAAATATGCTTGCTAAATATTGTATTGCATTATCCGACTTGAAATATTCTGGAACTATTGATTTTAATGCAAATGGAGTAGATCTCGACATCAATAATTTGCCATGGCAATATTCAGGGCTTTATAAGATTACAAATGTTGTTGAGACATCAGATCCGGGAAATAATTTTGACAATAATGAATACACGATACCATGCAATGGTTATTATACATTCCGGGTAGATTATTTGTGGGATTCTTCAGAAACGCGTGGATTTTACACGGCAATAACAAAAAATAATGATCATACAGTTGCGAATGCTCTTGTAAAGAAAACAAATACAACACAGTATGGTTCTGACACATTGGTATACAGTGGTTTTTTTTACTCGGGTGAAACTGTTCAATTTGCTGCAGGCGATGTTTCCGGCAGAGCTTATCCATTATATTTAAGAACAGTATCATTTACACTAACTTCTTACACGAGATACAACACATCTTATGGTGGTAAGGTAACCATACAGACCTCTTTACCTGATTTGAGTTGTACCGAATTTATTAGGACTATTTGTGCTTTAACTGGTTCTATTTGTTTAGTCGACGAAGAAAATAAGAAAATAAGATTTGTAAGATTGGATGAATTAAAAGAAAATTCTGCTTACGATTGGAGCAACAAATTTTTGTATGAAGATTCTATTTCGTTTTCGATTGGCCTGCCGAGTATTATGAATTTTAAATTTGAGAAGGATGACATTGCAAATCCTTATGGTGTTGGAGATTTGACATTGAAAAATGATAAGGCTTTCGGAGATTCATCATCAAAAGATATTTATTCGTTGAAAGTAACAGGTTGTGCGGCCGTTGCTCCTGTTAATGTAAGTAATTATGGGGTTGCTGGATATGAATATTATCCTATTTTGCAATACAATACTTCGTCTGTAAGATATTTTTACAAAAATAAATTAAAGCCGATTGTATTCTCATTAAAAATTGCCACAGGAAAATCTATTTCAGTCAGGGATAATTTTGGTAATTCAACGTATATAAACAATGCACCATTTGCAATTTTCAACAGTGATACGGCGATCTCAAATTCAGAGAATTTAAATTGGGGAAATATCATTCTGAAAAATTATGATGTTTTCACCGACATGCTCGATGAATTGAAAAAAGTAATTGCTTATTTTGATTTGACTGGAAGCGATTTAAATATTAACCCATTAAAACCAGTGTATGTTAATTACTATAATTGTTTTTTTTATGTGAATAGGATAGTTGATTATATTCCCGGACGCCCGACAAAAGTTGAATTGATAAAAATAGTAAGATGATATGGCTGAACAAAAAGAAAAAATATTATTACAAATAGACACCAATCTCGATAAGGTTATCGATGAAACATCGAGATTAAAAAATGAAATTGA